TCTTTGAAGTTAGCAAAGCGTAAATGCTCCACATAAAAGCCAGCCCCAAAGCCCCCAAATAAAAGAGCAATATATATGTAAGTTTGGACACTTGAGCCGCCTATTAGATTTAGCCCATAGCTAAGTATATTTTTAAACATTATTGGGGTTCTGCGCCAGACATTTGTTTAGCGGCCACGGATGCCGCACCAGAGCCAGAAACAATGCCCAAAGCACCAGCAAGTTCTGTAAGGCTAATTTCGTGGCCAACATAGATTAAATAGATTGCCGCACCAGCAACCACAATAAAACCAAATAACCACGCCCAACGAGCAATATCGTGGGTTTGATTATCTTTTCCAGTAAGGATATGCGTAAATATTTCGTTCATTTTTGATTACCAGCTAATAAAGCCACTACCACAGCAATTAATTGCATTGTCCATTGACGGGTATCTCCCGTATCAAGACATGGAATCCAATCTAGTATGCAAAGCGATCCTATTGTTGCCGATATTGCCACTACATAAACTAAAAGCCAAATTAATACTTGCCTATAGTTTTTATTCATTTTGCGTGATAAAAACCAGCAATAAAACTAATCAATCCACTAATACCAGATACTATTGCCATGCCCATCCAGAAGCCCCCCTTTGAACGATTGGCGAGGGCTAATAATTCTTCCATTCCTTCTTCTAGCTTATCTACTTTGGCAGTTAAATCATCTACTTTTTGCCATAACTGGCCATATTTAACGGGGTCAATTTGAAAATCGGACATAACAAAACCATAATAAAAAGTTATTGGATATATTATATTGTCCGATATATTACAGAATGTATTTTATCACTTCTTCGGGTTTTAAAAACGCATCAGGGTTATATTCGGTAAAATCCCACCATAAAAACTGATTTTGAGCCAGATAACTGCGATCTTTTAATAAGTTAATGTTTTCTGGATGCCCATAGATTAATGGATCAGATACAGACCACAACACAACGCCAGGTTTACCGCAATCCCATGCTAAATGCTGAAAAAAACTATCACAACCAATCCATATCCGACACTCAGCAATTAGTTCACGCAATCTGGCGATTGGCAAATTCTTTAGAAACTGCTGGGTTATCTGTTCTTCGCCATCAACTCCGACTTGCACAACTTCCTCAGAAATTAATGATAGAAGCTCTTTCCAGTAAGGGTAATTTTTTGGATTAGTTTTACCATTCATTAATGGTTTGGCAAATGGGGCAATTAATATCATAGATATAGCTTCCTATAGGCATCCTCAAGGCTACCCTTCCAATTCCATTGCGCCATCTTTTTATAGATATTCCAGCGGTCTAAATCCCCAAATAACGCTTTAGCTTCGGCAATAGATCGACCTGGCACAATTTCAGGATAGCAAGTGAATACAACGGGATTAGGTATATCAGGAAGAACATGGCTAAAAACAATATGATCGCCAGCACCGCAGTTAAGGACAACAATGTTAGAAGCGGCAAACTGTACGATATTTCTAAAAATCTGTTCATCATGTGCATACATATCCTCTCTGGATTCGCTACGGATGCCGCCCCCAGCCTTTAAATGCCAAGTTGTTGCATGGGGAGCAACTAAAACTTTGTATCCTTTTTGATACAGTCCATAAGTAAATAGCGTTTCTTCCCGATGGGCTACACGGGATAAACCTAAGTTATAGTCATATACGCCAGCACGATATAAGAATGAGCAATGCAAATGCTCTACAAAATCTGATTTATTGATAATTCCCCATTGAATATTGGGTTCTTTATCAATGTCGGCAATTTTTCCTGTAGATTTTGATGTATCAAATATTGCTGGTAAAGTCAAAATTGACCCACCAACTGCGCCTATTGGATCGCCAACTTTAGACACTTCGCTTGCATAGGTATAAAGCTGTTCTAATACATTGGGTTCTGGAATAGCATCATCATCTACACGCCAAACCCATTTGTAGCCCATCTCATTCGCTTTTTGATGGATATGATGCTGACCTTTTTTCTCAGCAAATAACCATTCCCAAAATATCTTTTTTATATCTAATATTTGAAATATATGCTGGTATATAGGGTTTCCCCGCATATCTTCGGGATTGTCGTTATCGTCAAAAATAATCAGCTTATCAGGGGTTTTAGTCTGATTGGCTATAGCCATCAAAACCATTGGCAAAGTCGTTGTATAACGCCCTCTAGTAGCCACAGAACATAAAATTTCTTTCCTTTGTGCCGCTTTGTCCCATTTGGCAATCATTAGATTAAAACGATTGTGTTCATTAATGGGTTGCGGGTAACTTGTAATTTTCCCATGTTCCCCAATATAAGAAATATCAAAACCTTGAAAATGGCTTTCGTTGATTCCATGTAATTTGTGATGCTCACCCCAAAACCCTTTTGGTTCATTCCAGGGGCAAGTAATTAACAAAACTTTACAATGCTTTTGTAATAACTTTACAATTTCTAGCCCATTGTCCAAATGCTCAATGACTTCAAAAGCAATAATGGTGTCGTATTGTTCTAGCGGATAAGTGTTAATGTCGGCATTAACAAATTTGTTAATACCATCCCATCCTTGTGCTTTGGCATTTTCAATGATTTTAGGGTCATAATCTAACCCCGTATATTCAATATTTTTTGGCAAAAACTGTCGGCCATAGCCATTAGAGCAACCAATCTCTAATATCTTTTTGCCTAAAAGATTATCTTTAGCCCAAAAATAACGGGTGGATTCTCTAGGATAAACTTCGTCACCCTTTAAGAATACCGCCCGTTCATAGTTGTTCATCAACTCATTTACTTCATCTTGTTTTGTCATGTTTTTATATTATTTAATGCGGATAAACTGCATCGACTATCATGCCCGCTGTTAATCCTGTTCCGAATACAATGCTTGTGCCGCTAGTTACTGTTACATCAGTACCGTTACGCATTTTAACGCCATTCAAATACACCTCAATTTTGCCAGATGTATAACTTAATGATGTGCTAAATGTTGTTTGACTTGCGGTGGCGGTAAATGTGTCATAAGTTAATGCAATGCCATATCCGCTGTAGCCAGAATAACCGCTATAACCCGATACTCCTGATCCAGAATAACCTGAGTAACCAGAAATTCCAGAATAACCGCTATATCCACTAATTCCTGATCCAGAATAGCCGCTATAGCCGCTAATGCCTGATGCGCCATTAGTACCATTTGTTCCAGAACAACCAGATATTCCGCTAAAGCCAGAATAGCCTGATGCGCCATTAGTACCATTTGTTCCAGAATAACCAGATATTCCGCTAAAGCCAGAATAGCCTGATGTGCCAACTGCGCCTGAGTAACCGCTATATCCAGAATAACCGCTTACGCCAGAACCAGAATATCCGCTGTAACCAGAGTAGCCAGAAACACCACTACCGCTATAACCAGAGAATCCGCTAATTCCTGAGTAGCCGCTGTAACCGCTATAACCAGAAACGCCACTACCAGAATAACCAGAAATGCCGCTGTAGCCAGAATATCCAGATACACCTGATCCGCTATAGCCTGAGTAACCGCTATATCCACTTACACCACTACCCGAATATCCGCTAATGCCAGAATATCCAGAGAATCCGCTGATGCCAGAGTAACCACTTATTCCAGAATAACCTGATGCACCATTAATTCCGCTATACCCAGAAATACCAGAATAGCCAGAATATCCACTAATGCCGCTACCCGAATATCCAGAATATCCTGATACGCCAGAACCAGAGTAACCACTAATACCAGAATAGCCACTAAATCCAGAAATACCACTATAGCCTGATAATCCATTTTGCCCACTTATTCCTGAGTAGCCGCTATATCCCGATACTCCGCTACCAGAGTAACCGCTGATTCCAGAAAATCCAGAATATCCACTTGTGCCAGATTGTCCGACTGCGCCAGAATAACCTGATATACCGCTAAATCCTGAGTAGCCAGATACACCGCTACCAGAATAGCCTGAGAATCCACTAAAACCGCTTATACCGCTAAATCCAGACCAACCTGATACACCAGACCCAGAATATCCAGAAAACCCGCTATAACCGCTTACACCGCTTCCGCTAAAGCCAGATATACCTGAGTAACCAGAATAGCCCGAAATGCCTGAGAAACCGCTATAACCAGAAATACCAGAGTAACCCGAAAAACCAGAATAACCAGATGTGCCTGGTGGCCCTACAATTTCACCTACATTATTCCAAGTTGTGCCAGACCATACATAAAGATCGCCATTGGAAGAAACAATGTAAGCATCATTTGGAAGATTGCCTACGGCTGGTAAATCTGCTGGTGTTGCAACTGTGCCTTTAATGTTAATGGATGTACCTTGTTGGCCACTATATCCGCTAAATCCAGAATAACCAGAAACGCCTGACCCGCTGTAGCCACTTATGCCGCTATATCCAGAATAGCCTGATATACCACTAAACCCCGAATAACCGCTAATACCGCTGTAACCAGAATATCCAGAAACACCAGAGCCAGAATATCCACTAAAACCTGACCATCCAGAAGTGCCGCTAAATCCTGACCAGCCACTTACACCTGATCCACTAAAGCCAGATTGACCAGAAAATCCAGAATAGCCAGATATACCAGATTGACCTACTGCGCCACTATATCCAGAAATTCCAGAAAAACCGCTATACCCTGATATACCGCTACCAGAATAACCAGAATATCCGCTAATTCCAGAAAAACCAGAATAACCAGAATAACCCGAATATCCTGATTTACCAGAATAACCAAATCCAGATGCGCCACTATAGCCAGAATAGCCTGAGTACCCGCTTAAACCTTGTGGGCCAACTAATCCACGATCAATCTTGATAGTTTGATTAGGTGGAGTTGTAACTTTAACTGTCTGCCGTGCTTGTGGCACTACAGACACGGACACATTATTTTGATCCGTTACATTAACTTTTATACCCATGATTACTCCACCACTTTCTGATTAGCTCTTAATTTGTTTCTAAGGGCTAAATCTGGTCTTTTTCTGCCTTGCATGGGATTTGTACCGCCATTAGCATAAAATTTTTTCATAGAAATAGATTTTTTTAATCTAGTTTCTGCATTTTTTGATGGGTTTAAATCACCAGCAAGTTTTGGATTAGGTTTGCCAGTCTTACATTCCGATATTCTTCTTTTTGTTTGTTCGGATTTTGGCTTGCCTTTCATTCTTTCAGAAACTTTGGCTTTAAATTCATCACTTCTTTTTACGCCAGTTGCGCCACCTTCACCACCATCTGACATATTTGCTAATTGATAACCCATATCTTTAAAACAAGATATAAGTAATTTTTCATGGTCTAAGGCTTCTTGCTCTGTTTTCCAATGCGCCAAAATACAAACTTTATGACCATACTTATTTGCTATTCTTTTCCAGAATAGATTTCTATTATATGAATCATAGGCTCTTTTTTCATTGCCTTTACCAATATAGAAAATTTGGTTTGTGTCATTTCTAGTATGACAATAGGTTAAATATCCCATATCATTCGACCACAATGCCATCAGAGCGGATCAAAAACAACAAGAAGATAATGTAATCATTTGCGGGGTTTGATCCTGATGCGGGAAAACTAATCTTGATGCGACCAGAATAAGCTACGCAGTCTTGTGCGCCAATATCTAATTCTGGATCATCGGCCATTAGCCCCCAGGTTGAATCGTTAATAACTAAGGTAAATTTGCCTTGTGCGGCAACTTCATTTGTAATAGTAAGAGTTATGGGTGTTGGAGTTGGGCTGTAATCACCAATATCAAACGATAAGCCATATCTTGAATCTTGAAGATTTGTAACGGTTCTACGAATGATTTGTGCATCAATCGTGGCAGATGTTAAATCTAATGGGGTTACGCCATCAGATCCTACGATGTCTAAATTCCAATAAGTCTGTTGTTCCCAAACCAACTCCCCCGCTATACAAGGGTTATCAAAACCACTCACCTGAGTGATCGTATTTTGCGAAAACATTGCCATGATTAATCCAATTCTTGATATAGCCCCTATGCCCTCACAGGCGGCTTTAAATCATGTCTTATATTTTAATACTTTCCTTCTGCAAATACATTAACAAATACTGTGCCATCTTCTAATGCTTCAATTTCGTGCCATTCACCAGCAGGAAGATTTAGTGGTGTAGAATTTTTATTCATTGTGTAGCTACGACCTTCAAGACTAACTAAACAAGAGCCGCTATTACACATAGTTGCATGACTATAAATATGTTCATGCTTTGGCAAACCTTCGCCTTTATTTGCATGGTATATATTTAATTGTGCTCCATCATAAGTAAACTGATGAGCAGTTCCTATATGGGTAACCATTATGCAGTTGTAGTTCCATTGGTTATTGGTTGTGCTTTTGGAGGTGTAGGCTGTGGTTCATTAGTTGTTAATACAGAACCATCCCAAGTAAATCCAATAGCACCAGCACCTATTTGTTCTGTTAAAACAAAAGTAGATTTGTCAGCAGATAATTTCCAAACCATTGTTGGGGTTGTGTCTTGAATTAGCATTGTCGCATCTGCTGGAGGTGTCCAATCTTGTGTATTACCATCCCATACAACAATGTTTGTGACTACATTGTTTTCTACTACTAAATAGTTTTGAGTTGTCATTTTATTTTCCTATTACCATTCAAACACTACAACACCAGCAGCACCAGCCGCACCATTACTGCCACATCCAGAAACACCACCACCACCACCGCCACCGCCATAAGCCTTGCCTGAATTTCCATTTGCATTATTAGCACCCCATGTACCACCACCACCTAATATAGAATTTCCACCACTCCAACTGCCACCGCCCCCACCAACATTTATTGTTCCATTAGTTCCACTTCCGCCACCACCGCCAACCCCAGTAGAATTAGAACCACCGCCACCACCGCCACCACTACCAGTTAATGTTGTAATAGATTGTGTTCCTGAAGCAACAGTTGAACTTCCGCCACCACTACCATTATTACCATTTCCACCAGCAGAGCCACCGCCACCAATAGTTACTGCTAAAGTATTACCTGATGTTAAACCAGTTAAATAAGCAACAGCAGCACCGCCGCCCCCTCCACCTCCTCCTGGAGTGCTAGCACCCCCGCCACTACCCCCGCCGCCACCTACTACTGTAACTTTAAGTGCAGTAACTCCAGTAGGAATAGTAAATGTTCCGTTGGATGTAAAGGCTTGACCAAGAAGTCCAGGAAGCCCAGCCGAACCATTAGATGCGGCAGTAACTTTGCCTTGAGCATTAACAGTAATATTGGCGGCAGTATAAGAACCAGCGGAAACTCCAGATGAAGAATCACTAATAGTAATTGATGATCCCAATGCTACTGCACCACCACCAGTTAAACCCGTTCCAGCCGTAACGGTTACAGATGAATTTTGCAATCCAGAATTACTGGTTTGCCCAGATGTATTTAAGTTATTAGCAAAGTTAGCTAAATTAAGTGCTTGTGTCATACTGCCCCTGTTCTATTAAAGGTTTGTTGTACCAAAATATTCAAATTGCTTGTTGGCGTTTGTGCCAATGTATATGATGATCCACCAGCAACCGTATAATCTACTGTTTCCAATAATAATACTCCATTATTATATAGATTAAATGCTAATGGGTTGAATGTAAACGGATAAAGTGTTTGCCCAACAGTTGTATAAATATCCACATTTTGTGGCGTTCCATTTGGTACACCAAGATTATTATTTGTCCATTGGATAACTTCTAAATCACCAGAAACGGCATTTACAAAACTAATAGTTTGACCAGATATATTATAATCTTGAGCATTAATTACTGTACCGTTTAAAAACAACAATTCATTGCCGCTAACTAGGGTAAACCCTGATGCAGTATAAAAACCAACATTGCTTAAACTTGCAGAATTACGGCTAAAACTATTATAAGTGCCAGAACCGCCTACAGAAGCAAAAGAAATAATAGTAACAATATCATTTACAACTGCGCCTGTAGCCAAAGTTACTGTTCCCGTTGATCCATTAGTATCGGTATATTCAGACGGATTAAGTAAACATCCATTAATTAATACCCAACAGTTTCCAGATACATATTCTGTACCTCTAGTTACACTAAATACAGTTTGACCGCTAGATGCGGTAAATGCCGTCATTGTGTAATTAAAGGTATCTGGTGGCGCAAAACCTACTACACGGCCATAAATATCAATAGTAAGAGTTGCAACTGATGAAGTTTTAGTTGGTGGCCCACCAAAGTCTAATAATTGGGCTAATGAAGCAATTACTTGACCTTGTGGATTATTAGTAATAGCAATTTCACCCGTTCCTACAGTAGTTGATCCAGTTTGAATAAGCTGACCAGTACGAGAATTAAGATCAATAATGTTATAACCATCTTCCAACCCTTGCCAAATGGTAGGATCGTAATTAGTGGTATCGGTTGGCACAAATAACGCAGTACCCGCAGACAAAGCCGCATTGCCTGTGGCAAAACTCATTAAATTGTTTCCACGATTGGAAAATAATAAGTAGTTTAATGTGCCAGATGTGCCAAATACGGGGTTGGCGGCATACCATGTGTAATCTGATGGGTTTGTATCAAATACAGCGACAGAAGTGTTTAAAAGCCCAAAATAAGTTTTTCCTCTAGGATTTGCGCTAAATCCTGTTCCAGTTGAGCTAGTAGCATAAGCAATGCTTAAATAGCGTTGCGAATACTGGAATGTCATTGGCCGCCATGAGAATACGGTACTTGCTGGGCTATAAAGTGATGTTTCTACAGAATTAACCATTCTTGTAAAGAAATACCAATTACCAGCGGGTATATTGGTTAATGTTACTGGTGGCATTGCAACTGAGTTGCCATAAGGGATGCCATTAGGTTGCACGGCAGTCGTGCCAGCAAACATAAGCTGTGTAGGCGTTGGGCTTGAATAGGCTGAATACCAAACTTCTGCATATTGCACAATACCGTTTGTGGATGTAGTTACATCAACTTGAAACGATGGTACTGGCGCAGTTGTTTGCGAATTAGCAATAACTGGGGCTGGGATTGTGCCAAAGCTGTTAGGTGCTGGCAATCCGCTATTGGGCTGTGGTTTATATTGTGTAACGCTGGCATCGTTATAAACTGATGGATCGTAAACCAATAATGTCAATGCCACAGAAATTGTGCCATCTGGCGCAAAGTTTTGTTCTACTTTAATTACTCTAAATAACTTTGCTGTCCATCCATAGTTGGCATTGGTGACGGTAACAATATCACCCGCTTCCAACTCTAAGCCAATATAGTTTACGGTACACGCTATTTGCAAATCCATTCGTGCCGCTTTTAAGAATCGTGTGGCTAAAAGCTGGGCTTGCACATCATTATTAACTAATGGCAGTTGAATGGTCTGGGCGTTTTGTGGCTCATTAGGATAAAGCAATGATGGCGCAACAAGAGCCAAATTAACGGTGCTGGTATTAAAAGAACTATTTAGGCTAATGTCTGGGAATTGGCATTGTGCAATGTTATAGGTATTAGAAATATCCAAAGACACCACTTGGATAGCAGAAACCATATTGCTATCGTTAATATCCATAGCCACGCTGTAAGTTGGCTGATTGACAATAACTGACCAAACCCCATAAATCTCATTGTATTTAAGCAAACAATCACAACAATTCACAATGCTTTGCACATTGTCTAAGATGTTTTTAGTTGTATCGATTGCGCCATTAAAGGTAAATCTAGGCTGTGTTTCTGGTACACCAAGATAGTTATTAAATGTAATAGTTTGAGCACAATAGGTATTTAGCGCAGTCAAACTGGCGGTATCAATTTGTGATGCTGGAATTGCGCCACCATATACGGTGCTAGTTAAATAATCATAAATAACATCGCCTGGTGCTATTCGCGAATTAATCACTTCAAATTGTGTTTGTGCAATCGATGTAACACCAGCATTGGCGTTATAAGTTAAATGCACAATCGCAAAAGCGCAGTTGGTCATTAACTTACTGCTATCCCATGTATAAGTAAGCCCAGATGCTTGCATTACAGTAATAGCAGATTGACTACTATTTACAGGGCTGTTTGACCCATTGCTATACAAATATATATTTAAGTACCCATTTACTTTAGTATCAACTAGCCCTGTAGCGGGATCAACTAATCCTGTAACTGCCGTGCTAGAGTTTTGACCAGGATTAACGGCATACATCTCATTGCCAACCGTTACGGATGGGTCAATCGATTTGTTTAAAACAATAGTATTTGTAGTTGTATTAACGCCACTTACGGTGTAATAAATTGGTGAGCCAGAGTTAGCAAATGAAACCAATAAACCAGAAGTGACGGGTATAGATAATGTGCCAGAGTAAGTAATAGTATTGCCAGAAATAGTGGCAACGCTAACACTCGAATCAGTATAAGTAAGGCCGCTAAACAGGCACAACTTACCACCATAATAAATATTGCCATAAGCAATAGTGTCCGTGCCATTGCCCGTAACTTCGCAGAGTGAAAGAACATAGTATAAGTTTTGATTATCAGAAGTGATTGAAAGATCGGTAATCGTACCGCCAATATAACAATTACCATAAACGATTGGCAATTTGTTATTTGTTGCTGGTTGAATCTGTAAATTAGTACCCGTTGTTAATTGTTGGCCATTACTTGTTGGCGCTTTTGGGGCGGTTAATGCCGACACAATAGATGATGCGGCCATAGTCATGCCCATCATTACTAATTCTGGTTGGCCAGTTACTACGCCTACAATAGCAACTACTACACCAACAATCGCACCTAAAACTCCGCCACCGCCACCCATACTATATCTTCCAAGTGTTTTGTAACTTAGTTGCTCCATATCTACCAAAATCGGAATCAGTAAAACAAGAAAAATGCGCTTCTTTTATTTCGCCAGTTTTCTTCATTTCTGTACCAATTTCAATAAACCGCTTAAATAGCTTTAATGATGTTTTGTCGTTTGTGCTATGCCACATAATTTCATGTAGCGAATATTCCCCTTCAATAAAAAAACACGGGGCTTTCATTGCGACCAAAACACCACTTAAATCTTCTGCAATTAATATAAATCCAGCGCCAGCCAGAATCATGCTTAATTGTTTACCTACATACTGTCTTGACCATTTTGCTTCATCTTTTAATATTTCAAATCGATGAGTATGGCAAAAATGCTCTAATATTTTATAAATTGCATCAAAATCAAATTTATTTGCAAATCTAACTGTTTTGTCCAAAGGCATAATATATTGTCGATATAGTGGCAACTCGGTTCATTGATGTATCGCCAGGCGTGAAATATTCCCAGCTTGAATCATTAGTAAATCGACCAACCGTTCTGTTTTGTAAAATCATTTGAATGTTTGCGGCACTAACTGTTACTGTACCTACATACATACGCACTTCTTCCATCCATTGTTCACCAATGTTGAAAGTATTAATAAAACCATAAAAATACTGATAAAGACCGCCAGAACCGCCTGATGTAATTAAAGTGCCATCAGTATTAAAAAAGCCCTTCCACATGGTAATTTGTGCGCCTTTTAAATTACCATTTAACACCACGCCCAAAAGGGCTGTATCAATACCGACCAAAGTAATTGTGGTTTGATTGGCAGTAGATTTAATGTCCCGCTGAATTTTACCAATGCCAATTAGTTGCCCTAATCCGTCAAAAGGTAAAGCATCTACCGCTGGTACGGTAATGGCAGTTGGCGCAGTAGAAAAGCGATATTCTGTAGATGGCGTAACAATACGAACAAAATCCGCATATCGAATATTGTTAGTATTTTGTATTGGTGCTATTACTTGGCTCATAATACTGATTCAAATGCCTTAAATGGCCCAGACCATTGAATAAAGCTATCGTTAGTCATTGGGATCAAATTGTAAGTTGGGTATTGTTGCAAAATGATTGGAAAGGTGCAACCAGTATAAGTATTGCCACCTAATGCAACGGTTGTGCCATATTGCCCAATAACCGCATATTCTGGTGATACCAAAGTTGTTAATAAGGTGCGGTGAACAGGAATAGTAACGGTAGTCCCAGAACCACGCATAACATCAGCGGTAGCAATATAAGCATAACGATCAACCTGGCAAAAATCACCAGCCTTTACAATATAAGAAGTTGAAGATATGGATGGCAAACTGCCCAATACTAAATTTTTACCAGCAGATGCGGTTTCCCATTGACAAGCGGCAATTTGACTTGAAGTCATATCGCCTTGATATGCAATGTAATTTACCCATCCAGTAGATGCAAAATTAAGATATTGCTCTAGCGATTTATCATAATAGCGTAAGTTAGCCAATAGACTACGATTTTGGCTGTAAAGCTGATAAGAGTTAGGCTTAAAAGTAAATTGGAATGGAATAACAGTAACAATTTCAGATGTAGAAATACGCTGGTTACGGCTAATAGCTTGACCGACCAATCTCTGATCCATAATCGTTACTTGCTCTGACATTGCCAGAATGGTGCTTATATCTGCCATATTTATCTACTTTGCGGTAATGATCGTTGGGCAGATTGATTAGCCGCCCATACTGCGGTTTGATTTCTAGCCAAAAATTGTGTAGCCGACTGAGTATCAATGGCAGACATTTGTTGAATATAAGGGCCGTTATAAACTACGGATGGTTGATTTGAGCCGCCCATAACATCAGCCAACTTATTGTTTGGCACTACAGTACCAGCGGTTTGTGGCACAAACAATTCTGGGCCATTCTCACCAACAATAGATGGTACGCCTACTGGTGGTTCGCCACCACTTGCAAAACCAAACAATGAACCAATACCAGATAGCATACCGCCTTCTTGCATTGAGCCGCCAATGCTTGACCCAATAGCTTGAAATAGTTTCATTTCTTGCGCTTTTAATTCAATCTTGAGCATATCATTTAAAATGCTCTTAGCTAAATCACCAAAGTTTAATTTACCAGTTTCAACAAATTTATCTAAGGCATTAGTCATTGAATTAGTAATAGAGTTAAACATTTCTTGCGCTTGCATAGCCGCATTATTGGAATTCTCTACATATTGTTCGTATGCTTTTTGCCAGCCATAAGTAAATGATTGCTGATAGGCTTGAGTTGCCAGAACTTCATCTTCTGTCTTTTGGACATAAGTTTCTGCGGTATCAATAATTTGCTGTTTTTGCTCTTTAAGCATTGTAATAGTACGCTGACCAGCCGCAGTTGTTGGATCAGTTGTAGCAATCTTTTTATCAACATTGTCCAATGCCTTTTGCATCTCTGTAAGAACTTTGGTGATCTCAGAAACATAATCTTTTTGATTTTTAGTAAGATGTGTTTCCGCTTCTTTTGCAGACAATAATTGAAACTGAATAGCCGCCTGGCGTTCGTACTCTTTGGATAAATCTTGTGCTTGTAATAACTGTTTTGAACCAGCGGGTGTAACTGGTCTATCCGCTGGCCCTTGTGGTTTTTCTTTTGCCTTTTCTGGGTTCATTAATTTTTGCAAAGATTCTTCATACTTTGCATAATCTGAACTCATCTCATCAAGGCCGCCTTTCCAATCTTTTTTGGCCTCATCAATATTGCCTCTAAGAACATCGGCAATAACAAATCCTACAGTTTTTGTTATATCGCCAAGTTGAATAATGCCTTGTTCTGCGGTGTTAAAAGTAACCGCTAAAACATCAACAAAAATACCAAATAATTGAATTAATCCTTTTACTGGATCAGCCAGCTTGTGCAACCCTTCATAGAACATATCTACTGCTGGAATGACTGACCTTGTGAACTCAAGACCAATATCTTTGGAATCTTTAGCCAATTTAAGGCTAAGTTCATGCGCTTGTTCTACAGAAGCGGCATATTGATTCATTGTGCCTTTGGCTTCTTGCAAATGCTCATTTAAACCAACAATATCCGTGCCACGAATCTGACGGCCTAAAGTCTGGAAAGCCAAACCATTGCGTTCTGCGGCATCTTTAATATTTGCCAACCCAGAAATAGTCTTTTCAAACAATTCTTGAGATGATAGCGTTTTAAGGTCTTTTAGCGATACGCCAATTCTTGCAAATGCTTCTTGGGCTTTTTCGCTACCTAATGCGGCTGATTCCATTTTCTGAGTAAATCCAGAATAAATGGCAGATGTGTTTTCAGCATTGCCACCGCTTTCCTCTAATGCTCTGGACAATTCCAAAACAGATGCGGTAGTTACATCATTGGCGTTGGCTGTTTTGACTATAGTGTCGGCATATTCCAACGCCTTTTTGGTCATTTCTTCAAAAGCGGCAATAGAAATAAGTTCAACTGCAACTTCTTTAAAACTTTCAAGGGATTTTTTGGCGGTTTCTAGGGCTTGAGTAAAATCGACTGTGTCCAGTCCCATTTTTACGCCTAGATTCGCAATATTTGCCATTTATTTTCCTTTGAACAAACCTTCTGGTACTTTGGGGCTCATTAACATAAATGTTAATAATTGTTGATTAGCTTGAGCCTTTTTATCTTGTTCTGTTAATGGCGGGTAAATATACCCATACACTCTGGGTATTATATCTTGCAATTTATAACTTGGCTTACCTTTTGGCAACATTGAATTAAACTGACCAGCGGTCAATGTGCCTAATACTTCCAAGATTCCACGATTACCAATTAATCCATCAGCATACATAATGCAGATGTCGGTAAATGTTTCTTCGTCTATTTGGTTCGGGTCAGACCCGTGTGCAAGGATATAAGCCTTTGTTTGCCTACGGATCGACCCAGTTACTTTCCCTTTGCGGATTCGTAACTTGGGCTAATGGTTTTAGTAATAGAATCTACCACTTCTAATTGAATAGAAAATGGGAATAATTCTTCAACCATTGAATATGTAATAGTATTCATGTCAAAAGTTTTATCTTCTGGCACGATTAATTTAAACATCTCAGTAATACGATTTTCGGTAATTGCTTTATTTTTAGCAGTTTCTTTTAATGATCTGCCTTTAATTAATACATCATTTTCTTGAAACTCTACACCTTCATTAATAAATTTATCTTTATTTTCAATAAATGGATTAGATAATTCTTGATAATATTTATTAATCAAATCATCAGAAACAGTTTTAACTCTTTCCAAAATAGCTTCAAATTCCAATGTAGTTGGCACTTTAATCTGGAAAGTATGGCCGCCCAACTCAAATGAACGAGTGCGGACTAAATCTTGATTTTCAAGAAATTTCTTGCCTAAAGCATTTGCAAATTGATTCATTTTGTTTCCTTCATATGTTTTGATCTATATTTTTCTAATGCGCTACCAAAGTCATCACTTAATGAAGCCAATACCGTTGGCACATTAGTTTCTAAAGCTGGGCGCAAATAAGGCTTTGCTGGCATTTTAGCAGTACCAAATTCATTGACAATCGTTCTGGCATCCATAACGGCAAATTGCTTAATTGAGCCTTTTTTGCTATGCAAGTTATGGAAAGCCTTTGGGTGAAATTTACTGCCAGGGGCTACAGAAACCCTCGCCATCATAATTTCAGTAGGGCTAACATACCTAGAGTGCTTATCTTTATTTGTAGGCTTTCTGGCTTCAATTTGAAGGGTTGCCGCCAACTGTCCAGTATCTTTCCGCACCAATTCTTTAGCGGTATTTAAAACTGATTTCATTGATTTTCTTGCGCCATTACGCAATATATTTGTAGCATCTTTAGGGCCAAAATCGTCTTGGATTTTGTCAATCAATTCTTCAAATTCTTGGAATCCCTCAAATTTGAAAGTTGTTTTCATTTTGGCTTGATTAAATGCTCAAAAATAGAATTGTTTAGTTTTTTAACAAACTGAGCAATTTCGTCTGGCGTTAATTTGTCTGCGTGATGGGAAGCGATCTGATAAGCCAGATCCACTCCCATTAATTTTTGCTGTTGCCAACCAAACCAATCCTTAACACCAGAATCGGCTTGGCCAGCTAAGTAAGTCAAATAGTTTGCTAAATCGTTATTATTTTTTATTGTTGGATTCATATATTAACTATTATTTGACCAACCGTATTGATTGCCACGAGGATGAATCGTGAATGTGCATTTCGCTTCTGCGTTAGGCGCATTATCGATAGTGAATTCAGAAACACGGCCAGTAAAGGCATATGCTACTGTGTTTGCGCCATCAACTGCGGCAATAACGAAAGTACGATCAATAATTCCGCTGTAAGCATCGCCACGCATTAACAATAAACCAGCATCGCTTGGATTCCATGCGGCAACAATAGTCATTGAAGTTGGTTTGCTTTGTGTTGGAATAACATCAGACTGACGGCTACCAGCAACATAAAAGTTAGCAGAAGCATCATCTTGACCAAACTTAGGTATTGCTTCAACATTTAAAATTTCGCCAGCAGAGCCAGTACCATTAGCAGAAGTACCAACAATAGATGCAACTTCACCAGTCCAAGTGGATAACTGAGTAAGAGTTAAAGGTGTTGGAGTTGCGCCAGTTTGACACCATAACGATGCCGAAAACCCAGGTAACACTTGATTTGGGAGAGCCATTTTTAATCCTTCAAAAATAAAAAGTTAATAAAATTATATTATGTTGGAATGTCTAAAGTGCAATCCATAATAATATGGTTTAACTTTACTGTATCATCATAAGTATTATACAACCAAACTACATCTGCTTTGGCTATATAAAACCCGCTTGAACCACCAAATTGCCCATTATATCCGTGCAATGATTGTAATATAGTATTTGATATATTAAAAGCATCATTCTGATCTTGTGCAAACACATTAATCTGAAAGACGGGGCGATCAATTCCCTTATTATTCTGGTTTTGCCCTGTATATACGGGCTGGTGAATATTTCTTAATTGCCAAGTAATAAATTTAGGCTGTTTAGCAAAATCACGGTTAAATACGGCATATACGGGAATTGTATTGCCCACAATAGATTTAAGCTGATATTGAACGGCTTTGCTATATACGGCTGGATTATTCTGGCTCATACTTGTGTCTGTGGATCGTTACGGTAACAAGTAAATGTAATGCTCATTTTGTCATTAGCTTCATTGACATCAGCAATACGCCAATCATTCCCACGCCAATTAAACGCATAATCCACTTGATTTGTGGACATTGTGACGGTGTTGGGAGTGTAATTAAGCATGAATTTCACATGATTTTGATAAACCCGTTCATCTTTTGGGATAGTCAAATCGTTACGAACATCCATGACTTTAGCCCTAGTGGTAAACCACTTAGTCAATACGGTGTTAGTTTGGCCCATATCATCAACTGATATAGCGACATTATTAACATCCACATTTTCGTAACGGGCAATAGCCATTTACAGCACCAATGGTTTATATGGTCGTAAAAGCTGATCTACGCCAAATGGCAATTTAGCCAATTGACCAACGGTGGTGTCGCTACGGTTGTTGTATAAATGTGTCAAAAGCAACAAACCAGCCTGTTGAATTACAGGGTAACTTGCCAAAGGATTTGAAGCTAAAGTATAAGTAACCACAATAGGATTGCTCATTACTTGGTTTACTTCTTCTGGGAATCCAGTAGCAATAACCTGATTGCCAGTAGGATCATAATAATAAGTGCTAGGATCAAGCAAAGTAAAAGTAGGCGGCTGATTACCATTAAAGTAACCAACGGTATTAATTACTACGCCTGGTACTGATCCATTGTCTTGGCTTACTTCTGGCAAATTCAATAGCGTTTGTGTGCCACTCATGCCATTAAATGCCCCATAGTAAACTTTATAGCTTACTGGGAATATGGACATACCAAGATAGTCCTCGATAGCCATACGGGTTGCCAATTCAAGGCTAAATAGATAGTCTGCTTGGCTGGTATCGCCAACCAAATTAAGCTGTTGAAGGATTTGATCCAAACTTAGCCAAGAACTGCTTGTATCTCGGCTAGTTTGCTCAATCTTTTCATAGCTAAAAGGATTACGGGCTGTACCTAAATACGGCCCGTTTGTATAACTATCTAATGGCATATTGGCCTTATGATTCTAAACGGACACCAGCAAATACATCACGAATTGTAGAGCATACACGCTTTTCAGCATACAAGGTTACTGTACCTGGCTGTGTTTGCTCTAAACGCTGGATGCTAAATTCTTCGTGATCCACAATAGTTACAAACTTATCCCAGTTGGCCAAATAGATTGGGAAGTTTCCGCTTCCAACTACTTGCATATATGGGTTTGGAACGACTGGGAATCCAAATACATGAGCAACTGCGCCACCATCAGAATCACCAACTTCAACAAAGAGTGGCTGACCAGTAGAACTGGTTAATTCACGCAATGCAAGGATAGTATTTGGGTGCATATGCCATGCTGTACCTGGCAAACTCCAATATTGAGATGGCAATGCAGATGCTAAAGATGCAATATCGTTATAAACGATTGTGCCACTAGTAGCGGTGCTTACGGTTTTAACTGTATGCAAACCATTAGTTGCGGCAGATCCGCTAGTACCAAATGCGGCAGTAGAGCCACTTGGATAATAGTTTAGACCACGCAAACCGCTTGTAGCTCCAGTTGATGTAGTGCTAGAACCAGCTTGATCGTTGTTTTGAATCATAGACAACGCTTCTTGTTGGCTAAATTCAAGCATTAAGTCACCAACGATTGCTGGATCAAGATTGTTAATATCGCCCATTACAGCAGTACGAACTGGTAACTGCGCTGTAATGGCTTGTAAAGGTAATTGCCAAAATGATGTGGCAATATTTGGAGTACCAGTATTTACATTAACTGGATAGCCCCAGGGATTTGTAGGATTAGTTGCATTACCAGTCTTTACTACAAAAGCCTGATCCGAACCAATCGTGGTAATTTCTCGGCTTGATACCCGCAATGGGTTAGCCATACGCAAAGATGCAAACGCATCATCATAAATAACACGACCACCAACCCCAGAGCCAGAGCCAGTAAGGGCAGATGCTTCTTTTAAATTTACCTTAACCTCTTTACCGTTTTTATCAGTAAGGGCTGACTTGATTGCTTCTAGGATGAGTTCGTTTTTCATATTTCTTCCAAATTGTTTAAGATGGGGCGGCTTTTGACCGCCCCGCCTTTACTTCTTTGATACTTAGCTTGTTGCTGTACCAGTAGAACGATAAGCAATGATACTGAATGGGTCTACATTTGATGTAGCCAAACGCTTCTCACCGAAGAATGTGATGTAGCCAGGCAATGTCTGGTCATATCTACGCAATACCATGTTCAACCTGTCTACGATTGTATGCCCGCGCAGGAAATCTCCGAAATACATTGGGAACAAGTTTGCATGAGTATTGCCAGAGAACTCGCTTGGATTATCAACATACTTATTGACTACTACATCAAAGCCAAGCATACGGCCAACAATACCATCTTCATCCATTGGATGCATTCTTTCGAAAATTGGTGTGCCGTTGCTATCTTTTAAGCCACGAATCTGCGCCAAGAAAATTGGGTTTACCAAGAACTTCGCTGTTGGTGTCCAATATTGTTGTGGCAGATTGTAGATAAAGTTGATGATGTCATCATAGGTTACATTAGCCGCACCAACTACATTACCGTTGGTAGTGATTTGGTCATATACGGCAAGGCTGTTTAAACCGTTGCTTGTAGAAATACCAGATGTACCAAAAGATGCAGTAGTGATAGAACCGCCAGAATAAGAACCAGCCGCACCTAAATTAGCGTATTGATTCAAGCCACGCAGACCTTGTGTACCACCGTATGTATTAGGTGTATCTGTTTGGTCGTTGTTTTGGATCATTGACTGACCTTCAACTTGGCTAAATTCCATCAACATATCATCAACCACATTGGCTTCCAAACCATCGATGTCATCAAGAGCCGCTGTACGAATTGGGAACTGGACATTCAAATCTTGCAATACTAATTGCCAGATATTCATGTTTTCAGTTGTTGCTGATCCGTTGTTTTGGATTGGATAACCCCAGGTAGCTCCAGAATTGCCTACTTTTGCTCTAAATTGATATGTAGAGCCATCAGTAGTCACATTACGGGAAAGACCACGCATAGGGTTAATCAAACGCAATGTATGGAATACTGGATCGTAAGCTGTACGACCACCGACATTGTAACCGCCACCAGTCAATGCAGAACTTTCCTTTAAATATGCTTGATATTGTGATTCATCTTCAAACATCTTAAGTTCTTTTTCCATCGAACCTTTTTTAGCAAACTTTTTGAGTTGCTCACGAACCATCTTGTTTACATCTTCTTTGATAGTTTTAGCTGGTTTGATAATGGAAGGTGCGGCATTGATTTCAGCAACACGAGCTTTAATGGTTTCTAACTTCTCATCCATTTCAGCTTTAGCGGCTTCAATAGCGGCAACTGCTTCAGTTTTTACTTCTTGAATCTTAGATTCGTTTGATGCTTCAATAGCATCTAACTTTTCAATGATTTTGTCAGACATGATTTTTCCTTATTTGATGCGTTTAGTTAATGCCTTTAACAATTCTCTTTCCTCTAGGGCCTTAAGAACTGTATCAGCTTCGTTTACCACCGCTTCCAACTCACTTGGTTGTGGTGTTTCTTTAATAACTTCCTTGTTTGCATCACGCAATTCAAGAATCTTTTTAAAGACGGAAGATGCGGTGGTCGCACCTTTCTTGGACAGACCAGCATCACGCAAAGCCTGTTCAACTATACGAGGATTCAAATGCCCTTCGGCATCAAAACACTCTAATCTTTGAATTTCAGCATTAGGATTGTTTGGGTACATAACTACAGAAACTTCCCGCAAACCACCTTTAGTAATCTGAAAATAGGATTCATCATCATCGTTATCATCATCCATTGGCTCACCGTCAGCACCAACCCAACACGCTTCATCTGCATATGCGCCAACTGAAACGCCACCAAATAGATTTGGAGATGATTTCAATACTTCATAAAGGTCAGAACCAGTAGAAGTATTCATAAATAGATTGCCTTTAGCAACCATGCCTTCTTTATCGAAGTTAAATTCATTCCATTGACCGACTGGCATACCCATGTCGTTATGGTTTAAGAACATTGGTAATGGTTTACCCTCAGACTTAAATTGCTCTGCCCATTCGGAAAAGCCATCAGGCTGATAGTTAAATTTTCTACCGTCTGCGCCCTCACGCTTGCCCCATGTAGTAACACGAGCAACAATATTGCCGCTAGGAGTTTGGGATTCTTTGCCTTGTTTTTCTAGGCTTAGTTTTGCTTCGCAAACGACTGTCAGGTTTTGATTCATTTATAATCCCATCTATAATCGAGTAATCGATGTCGTATATTATATGAGATTTTTTTGATTTTATCGGTAGTTTAACATTTAACCGCTTAATCATTGAATCCAACTTATCTTTTATTGTCATTAGGTTTTGCCAATATTCATTTTGCTGGTTTGATTGCCGCCACCACCGCCAGTATCTTGTGGGCTTGTACCAGGAATGATTTTAGCTGTTTTGCTGGTTACTGGTATATCTGTAGATGATAATTTTTGAGTATTAACGCCACCCAACTCATCGCCACCATCAATTTTTGCAATATTAAGATATTCACGGGCTTCATTAGGGGTCATAATGCCACCAGCAACGCCAGCATTAACAAAGTTCATTTGATCTAATGCCGCACCCTTCAAAAAGTCTTTAGTATCAAAACGAATAGCAAGGTTTGGATAACCCTTTAATAATCCCATTTTGAATTTCTGTTCAATATTAATAATCATTGGGTACATTGTGGTTTTGTAGAATTCATCCAACAATGTTTGAGTATTATTATATTTACCAACTTCCAAACCTAATAATTGTGCTGGAACGCCAAATAATGCACAAATACGCTTAGTAGTTTGATCTTTTAGCTTGCTGGCTTCTGCATCTTGCAATGTCAGCATATGAACAGGGGTATAAGTCATGCCCTGATCTAGCAACATACCTTGACCTGGCTTGCTCAAATCGCTTGGGCGGCTACCAGTCATACTTGACCAGGCTTCTTTTAATCTGGCGGCAATTTCTTTAAATTTGCTATCAGGAATGACTTGAGTTGTGCTGAAAATGCCCGATGGTTTTGCACCGTTTTGCATGACATAGTTGGCATACAAGTCAATATCAGTATCAAGTGCCACCAATTCAGTTGCCAAAATACCTTTGTTGAAGCCAGCAGAACCTTGCCACGGGGCTTCTGTGCAATGTATTACTTGATAAGCGGCTAATGGCTCATCTTTATTAAATCCGTATGTTGGTGTAGATACACGGTATGTAGGATAACGGGCTGGGCTGGCTTGTACGGTAATCAGGGTTGCATCAAGGTTATATAACTCGATTGGCGTTTGATTAGGGTCTTTTTGGTCTTTACGGTATAGCAATGTAAATACTTCACCAGCTAGGGAATACCATAATGCCCATTGATACCAAAATTCATATTGGTTTTGGAAGTTATTTGGCTCAGTTAGCAGATTTAATATCTGTTTTGCTTTGTTTTTATCCCGTGTGCCAGATTTATCGGACTTTAAACAATCCTCAAAAGTGCCATCATCAGTCTTATACATGACTGATACTGAACATTGTGCCAATGCTCTAGCAATCATATTCGCACAAGACATAACGGTACTATTACGGGAAAGTACCGACATATCCACTACACGGCCAGCGTTTGTGGCTGATGCTGTGGTTACATACAGTAATTGGAAGTTTGCGCCTTGTTGCCCACCTTGATTCTGACGAAGAATCTGGTTACCAAGCTGGGTTTGACCAAATAAAGTATTGTTTTCTGCAAGGTTTTGCACGGAAACTTCTGACGATTTGCCCTCATTTTTTGGCAAATTGTATTTATCTTTGTTGAATATATCTAACATTCCCATGATTTTCCCTTACATTTTCTAACGATTTTACATCAAAAACTTCTGAATCCGAACGAACTTGATGTAAATGGGTTGTCTAAACTGCAATGGGCGGCAATAATCATCGCTATAATGCCATCAACCTTTGCTGACTTATCGGCTTCGTTCTTACGAACTTTGATATTATTATTTACATCCGTGTAACACTCACAGTTGCCTAGTTGCCATCCGACAAACGGATTACCGTCATGTTTAATTTGATGGTTCATTATGAGTTTTTCAACATATTTGGAAGGATTATTTAGCACCGCCATCCCTTGTCCAACTTTTTTTACAGGAATCCCCGCATCATGCAAACGAGCAACCAAAGAAGCGGCATTGTAGGCATCGTAACCTACTTCTTTTACATCGTACTTTTCGCATTGTTGTTTGATGAATTCGCTAATCTCCCGATCATCCATTACATTACCTTCGGTCAGCTTGAGAGCCCCAGATTGGATTGCTACTTCAAATATATCCAAGTAATGTTTGGGTATTAACTCAAGTGCCGCTTCTGGCAAAAAGAATTGAAACTCTGCGTAATACTCATTTTCTTCATATCGCTTTAAAGTGCAAACGGCATTTAAGTCACGAGTGGCCGCCAAGTCAAATCCAATAAATACGGCTTCTGGATCTTGCGCTGGCAATTCATCGGCAGATTGATCCCAGTAATTACGGTCAATCCATGCGCTATTGGCACTAACATATATGTTTAGGGTCTTGCATAAGAATTCATTAAGTGCGGCTGGTTTGTGTTTGGCTTCTTCGCAACGCTGGGCAATGGCATCTTCAAATACACTAATGCCGTGCATTGGGTTGGCTTTTGCCCAAGTCTTAGGATCTTTCCAATCATCTTCTGGGTCTAATCCATATAGCAAACCAAACCAACGGGGATTGTCAGTAGCTTCACCATTAAGCATGGATTCAAACATTGTCATATCTTCATAAAACTTGGTGTCCTTTGTGAAGCTGGCAGTAGTGATGTATATACGCAACGGATTTTGACGAGCAACCATACCAGAATGTAATACTTCAATAGAGTTGCGATCTACAATTTGGGCGGCTTCATCCACGATTACGCATGATGGGTTTTTACCGTCACCCGTTTTTTTGGTGTCACGGGATAACGCCTTAAACATGGATTGTGAATCGCCAGAGTTCTTAATCTCATACTTGCTGACCTCAAACCATGACTGGGCTTCTGGCGGTAGGTTTTCAATAAATCCTTTGGCGGCATCAAACACAATCGTTGCCTGTTCGCGATTAGTTGCTAGGGTAAATACTTCTGCACCAACTTCGCCAAATTTCAATTCGTAAAGAGCAATGATGGCTGTTAGTGTGGACTTACCAGCTTTACGGGGAATGTAAAGTATTACATCCGTCACCATCCGTTTAGATACATCCGTTTTTTTACGGAATCCATAAACGGCACAAATAAAAAAAATTTGGAATGGGTCTAATACTATTGGCTTGCCAGCATCAGGGCCTTTGGTATGCCGCATATGCGATGCAACATCTAATACATGGGCGGGGAATCTGGAATCAAAAACCCAATCCCATTCTGTATTAGCGTATTGCGCTAAGAATCGTTTACAAGATGACCGAACATTACGACAAACATTAATTTTGCCGTCAGCTACATCTTGTGCGTATTGAACCCCTAATTCCCAATTCATCTAGCCAATGGGCCAGCGGCTAATTTTGCAACTGGCGATTCTTTTCTTATATTAGTCTTTACTAACTTAGACTTAGGGGTTAGCCCTAGTTCGTTCATTAGCCTTACAATTTGTGTCAATGTCTTATCTCTAATACTAATCAACGGATTTGGTGCAAGGGTCTTACCATCGTTGGTAGATATTATTAGGTCTGCGCCAACCAGCCCAATATTACAACTCACATAGGTTTCAATCTGGTCAGCCAGCATACTAAGGGTATGTTTGTTCTGGTCATCATAGATCCCGTAACTGTCATATATGTAATCGGCAGTTTCTTGGGTGAATTTCTTTTTGTCCCAGGCTAAAGGATTTTCCATCCACTCAGCATAGGGAATTCTTTTACGCAAATTCGCACTTAGGGAATTCCCTTCGACTAAGCGCAACTCAGTTGGTTTGTTTTCCATGCGTATTATTATATACCCCCCCTCATACTTTGTCTTTTGTAGAAAATTAGCCCCCGTGCTTGCTTTTTAAAACATCCACATTATTTAAGTTTCTAAGCAATGCTTCCCAACCTATGCACAAAGGGCATTAAACAGGGCTGTGAGCCATGATCGACTTGTAGTCGTGGATAGCATAGTCTTTAATGCCATCGCTTGTGTAGTGCCTGTATATGCCGTTCTGTTCAAGTGCTGTCTTTGAACTATGACATTCAGCACATAGGCTTTGTAATATGTTGCTATAAAATGCGTGACTGCCTATCTGTGACCAAGCGAATAGATGGTCTATATGCTTGGCTGATGTAACAATCCCTTTGCATAAGCAAGCCTGGCACAACGGTTGCTTGCCAAGTTGCATCGTTCGCATAGTTTTCCATGTAGGCGTTTGGTAATAGGCGTTGTTCTCTGCTCTATGTTCTTTTGGGGCAAATCGCCAGACATCACGGCCACCGTGTTCGACACAATGAATACTGAACTTAGACCTGGCGTTAGTGCATCCTAATGTTTCGCACTTAGTATTACTTGGTAGATATGGCATTTTTTTTCAATGCTAATCCAATGGAATAATGCAATGCTTCCCAATCACCACGCTGTAATACAACTGGTATTAATTCTTTATTGTGTTCTATTTGAGCAAAAATCTTAGCTAATTCTTTTGCTTGTTGTTTTTGATCTTTTTTTGTGCGTTTTTCCATTAATAACCTGGATCTTGAAATATGTGAATTGGGTTGTTATCAATCCAAACATCAATTTCAATGCCTAATGCTTTTACAGCTTCCATCTTGGCATGGCCATCAGCAAAAATGCAATGATCTTCACCAATGACTTGTCCAATAGAATTCAATAAATCCTTGTTTTCGTCTGGATCGGTACTATGAGTAACACAATAAACTTCGTCTTTTCTTAGGCGGCAAAGTTCAATAAATACATTCCAGAATTTAGGATCAACATTGTATGTACCGTTAAAATCCAGCCCAAAGGTCATTGCGCCTTTTTTCTTGCCTTCTTCCTTGTAACCGCTTGCATGGGCGGCTTGTCCAACTTGAATAGCTTTGGTTTTTGTCGAAAATGGGCCTTTTGATCCCCAATACCAACCATCTGATTTTTTAACTATTGGCATTTTGATCCTTTGGTAACTTTGTATGGTGATAAGTATAAAGCCATACTTGTTTACGGCCTTTTGATTGAGATTCAACTAAATCACGGCTTAAATGTCTTGCTTTACGCAAATAACATAAAGCCATTGATATTTCGTTTGGTTTTAAATCTTGGTTTGCTTCTCTAATGTTTTGTAAAGTTTGAGAAACACCTTTGTCAATAAATGTTTGTCTTACTTTGTTTGCCGCATTTGCCATATATTATCCTTTTGAGTATATGTATTATATCAACCTTTTCTAGGTTTTTTGGGCATCATAGGCTTGCCCAGCTTTTCTGGTGGCGTTGCAAAGTACGATTTTGGCAGATGTGGATGGTGCGCTTTGATCTTATGAACACCAGCAATATGTTCGTGCCGCTTTAATGGATCTTTGGGTTTATTGGCCACATGATGTACGCCATGCAACTTTTCGTGATGCGCTAAACCGATTTTTGGCTCATTTTTGATGTGTTTTGTTACTGGGCCTTGTGGCTGATGATGATACTTTGCGCCTTTAGTCGGCTTTTTGGGTTTCTTTCTCAACATCGATCATCCTTAATACCCGCAATGCGGATTCCACATCATTCGCCCGTACCAATGGGCCGCCTATCCAGTTAGCTATAAATTTTAATTGCTCTTTTGTGTATAGGGCTTTTGGCGAACTCTTAACTTCCATTAAAATCGTTGTGTTCTCATACGCAACCACAAGATCGGGAAAACCCTTACCAGCTTTTGACATATCAACAACAAATGCGCCATGTTTTCGCAACGCATCCATAATTTCTTGTTGGTTTTTGTCAGTCTTTTTTGCGTAAGTCATTGATTTGTTATTAAAATGTATTAGTATTATATAACTTTACCACATGGGGATTCGTATGGCTGGCTATTACTTAAGCGATGAAGAATTTATAAAAGAATGGAAAAAGATAGGTAGTCCCCAGAAATTTGCAGAAATTCATAGACAAGATGTACGGTCAATTTATAACCGCAGACGATCAATAGAAACACGGCATGGCATTGAATTGCCTACATTTAAAGATCAAAGATTAACAGTAGAAAAGAAAATACATCAAACAGAAGGACATACACGAAGGGGGTTTGATCTTGAAAAAGGCAGGGTTATTGTTTTTAGTGATGCTCATTTTTGGCCTGATATTACTACCACCGCTTTTAAAGCATTGTTGGAATCAATCAAAGAATTTAAGCCAAGCGCAATTATTTGCAATGGTGACGCTTTCGATGGTGCTGGGATCAGCCGTCATCCTAGAATGGATTTCGATAAATTACCATCAGTAAAAGAAGAATTGGAATGTTGCCAGCATTATTTGGGTGAAATTGAAAAGGTTGCCAAAGGTGCTAAATTGTTTTGGCCAATGGGAAACCATGATCAAAGATTTACAGCCAATGTGGTTAATTTCTTACCAGCATTTGAAGGTGTGCCAGGCACATCGTTAAAAGAGTATTTTCCAAAATGGCAACCGTGCTGGAGTGTATGGATCAATGAAGATGTGGCAATTAAGCATCGCTGGAAAGGTGGCTGGACTGGTGGAAGAAACAATACTGTTAATGCTGGCGTTTCTATGGCTACTGGTCATACCCATGTTTTGTCTGTAATACCTTTTAATGACTATAACGGCACAAGGTATGGCATCCAGACTGGCACATTATCAGACCCAAATGGCCCACAGTTTAATTACACCGAAGATACACCAAAAGATTGGAATTCTGGATTTGTAATGATGTCTTTTGAACGATCAAAGCTATTGATGCCAGAGATTGTTAGGGTCTGGGGTGAAGATGAAGTTGAATTTCGTGGAAAGATTCATAAAGTATGAAGCTAACCCCAACAATTCTTAAAAACATATATGCAACTTTGTATTGTTGCGAACCATTCTCAAAATGGAAACTTCCATTGCCAGAAGAAGTTAAATTCATAGTTGATTATGACCCTGAGACAATGGGTACTTATATGTACGATGAAGGGGAGAAGCATGAGCATACGATCACCATTTCTGCGGCTAGATGTGGGTTTTACGAAACTACAGTAAAAACAATAGCGCATGAGATGATTCACATGAGTAGAAGTGGCACTATAACGGATGCCTGGCTAAAGCATGATGCTACATTTAGGCGCAGAGCTCACAAAATTGGTGCAGAATTAGGCTTTGATCCGCTTGAGTTGTAATCTTTTTTCTACAAGATCCAATAATTCATCGTAAGTAATGCCATAGTGTTTTTCGAAGGCTTTAGTGCCTAATCCATGCACTCCGTCATTGCCCCGATGATGTCTAACACAGAGGGGCAATACATCGCAGTCTTTTCTGACTGCCCCGTACCGCCTAATGTGATGCAATTCGACTGGCACATCATCCGTTTCGAATCCATTATGCCAACATACAATGCAACCAAGTCTTGCAATTCTATCGAGTTGCTTTTTGTCATTTAGTGTAATTTTTCTTTTCCTAATTCAATAGCTAAATCTTCAAGTTCTTGGGCAATATCTACAATATCGCTAGATAACAATACCGCATCTTGTCGTTTGTTTTTCAAAAACGCATCGTGCAGTTTTTTGGTTAGGATTGTCATGCGAATCATTGGTTCTGCGTAATCTCTCATAGCGTGATCTTTTCGATGTGTCGATTGGAAGCCTGTATTGTGCGCCAGGCATCAAAGCGCATTTTGGATAGTTCGAGAATCCATTTTAATCGTTCTGCTTCTTTTGTTGCTGAACCTATATCGTGACCTAATTGCACATAGTCTTGACTGGCGTATGCTTCTCGTTCTTGTGCGCCAATAGCATTTTCACCACTACGCTTCATCATAATACTTTTAAGTGATGATTTATACACTTCAAGCTGGGCCAATGTGCCTTTGGCATCACTCCACGCTTCAAAGTTGCGTTCTATTTCGTCAAATATAGATTGAAGTTCACTATCAAATTTCATAAATTACCCCATTGCTGGGCCATAGCATCAGCAATACCTTTAAAAGTTGTGCTTCTTAATTTCCAACGATCAGCAGATGGCGGCATTTTATGTATTCGTTGCTCTCTACCCTCAACAATGTTAGTTGGTATTAATTTAGGCAAATTTTTAAGCCACAAACAAGTTGCTTTAGTTTCTCCATGTCCATATTGCCACGGTTGAATAATTTGATCTGGCTTTCTAAATAAGCTGGACATAATACATACTGGGTTTTCAATAGCAATCATTGGTATATCAGCCTTCATTAATTCCATAAAAAAACTAATGCCTTGTGCTTGACTGCCATTTAATCTTTTTTCTTTAAACCATGCCGCACCAGAAACAGCCAAATCGGTACAAGGTGGATGTGCAATCATTAAATCCCATTGTGCATGAATTACATCTCTTACATCACCTTGATAGTGCGGCCCAGGTGTATCAGTTGGCAAAAGATCACAACTCATAGCATCTGCCCCCCCCCGCAAGAACGCATCACGAACCACGCCCGAATACTCGCAAGCAATTAAAACTCTCATACATCCCCCAAAACTATCTTATTTTAAATTTAACCACAAACCCGTCTGTCCAATGGCATAACCAACCCAAATAATAGCGTTGGCATATGCGCCTTTTTGTAATTGCAGTATTCCAGTAATTAAATATCCAATGCCTGTTGCGGCAACGATCCATTGTTCAACCATTCTCCATCCTTTCCAGTATTGCCCAATTTGTATTGTTCATAAAACAATTCCCAGACACGATGTTCAAATTTAGTTTTATCAATGTATTCGCGAAATACTTGCAATCCCCATTCCCTACGCCATCTGATTAGCTGTCTTACTGCGCAACGCACCCGATATTCGTTGTCTGTATTCCCAAAGCGATTCGCCAGCATAAGGGTTTAAGCCGATTTCTTTGCCTTTTTTGATTGTAAGTTCTTCAGTTGAAGTCCAGGGGATTTCTTTTTCCTTTGGGGGTTCGATGGTGATTTCGTCACAGAATCTTTCACCGTTGAGCCACGATGCGGGATAGGGAATGTAGGCTCTATCTGTGTTTTGGAGCTCCCAATATTGAATGTGTAAATCGATAGCTTTAATAGCAAGTTGTCGATTTTCTGCGCTAAGTTTTTTCCATGCTTTTTCAGCATCTTTTTTAGCCACCTTACGGGGGTATTTTTTGTAGAATTCTTCAAACATTCTTTCTCCTGTTCTATACCTTCTTTTAATACAGCAATAATTCCTTTTTGCATTAAAAACTGTAATGCTTCGGCATCATAAGTTACTTCGCAAATTGCACCGCCATCTGGCAATTCTTGGATTTCTTCTACTATGATTTGCATGATTTATCCTTAGTTATAAGTAGTTATATATTACAACTTCCTTTGAGGATGAGCAAACCTAGCCTACCTAGATTTGCCTTCAACTGTGTTTTCCTTCTCGGAATCGCAGAACCCGTCAGTCTTTCGTGGAATCGGCACTAACTTCGCCACCGATATTGCGCTATTACATCCACTTACCCTACTAGTAACGCTTGTATTCTGATCGCTACGATGTCGTTAGAGCCGCCAATCAGAACCAGCAGAAATAGAAAAACCCCTTTAGGTTGCTCTAAGATGATGTTGCTTAATAAATGGGTCAGGTCATTTACTAAACACTCAGAACAACCCAAAAGGGTCTTATCCATGACCTAAAAACTAAACAGACATCACTCTGCTGATGTGATTATAAACACAAATCAAAAAAAGGTGCAACTATCATTAAATTAGTGTAATATATTGGAAAGAAAGGATAAGATATGAATAACGAATTGTCGTATGAAGTAAATGAAGCATTTGAAAAGCTAGATAAGGGCGAGTTGCCCAGTAAAAGCGAAATTATGGCGTTGAAGTATGCGGCTGGTTATCAAAAGCCATATGCAACAACATTGCTAACAGAAGTATTTGACGAATTTAACAACATATTTAATAAGGCAAAAAAATGATTATTGACGAATCTCCAACTCAAGAGTTTAGAAAAATTGATGCTGGCAGTTATCTTGGTAGATGTTTTAGCGTAATAGATTTAGGTCACCAAACTGTAAGTTTTATTGAGAATGGCCAACCATCGCAGAAGCAACAACGCAAAGTATTAGTAAGTTTTGAATTATTTGGTGATGACAGCAATGGCCCATTAGAAATTGATGGCAAACCAATGGTCATTAACAAAAAATATACCTTTTCAATGAATGAAGCCGCTAAATTGCGCCTGGACATTGAAAGCTGGAAAGGTAAGAAATTAGTAAAAGGTGTTGATTTGCCGTTTGATATGAAGTCTATGTTAGACAAATGGGCAATGGTGAATGTAGTGCATAACGATTGGAATGGTAAGACTTATGCCAACTTGAATAGCTTATCTCAAGTGCCATCCATGATTGTTAAGGCTGGATTCCCAAAAACTCATAACGAGAATGTTTTGTTTGATTTAAGTAAATACACAAAAGATTCGTTTGAAAAGCTGTGGCCGTGGGTACAAGACATGATTAAGAAGTCTGCGGAATGGTCTAACAAAGTAGATCACAACCCGCTAGTTGATGATGATGTCCCTTTCTAGGAGTTGATATGAATACCGTATTTAACGAAGTAATTAACCAAAAAACAGAAACAAAAATTGTAGAATCTTACAATGTTGATGAAGAACGGGAATTGATTGCCATGACCCGTGATGGCTTGATTAGCGTTATTAATACGGTAATTCGGTCATGTGCGGATCAAGTAACAGACCCAGCAGAATATCAGCGTATTATGATGATGCAACAATAAGTTTTTGGGCGAAAGCAATGTTATTCAGCCTATAGCTATAGGAAGCGAACGGCTAAGAGATTGTGAGTAGCCCACCTTTAATTTCGGGGGAAAATATATGATAGTAAAGTCTTATGAAGCAGAATCAGGCCATTGGTACGAAACCAACGGTACACCAGCCTATCGCATAATCGGGGCTAATGGTGTTGAACGCAATACAACTTTGCGGGATGCAAAAAAACTAAATTTAGTACCGTCAGTCACAACCATAATTTCGCAGATCGATAAGCCAGGCTTAACCAAATGGAAAAACGAACAGTTATTGCTATCCGCTTTAACTTTGCCCAGAGGGTTTCAAGAATCGGAATCTGATTGGCTTACTCGTGTAATGCAAGATAGTCGTGAAACTAGCAAACAAGCCGCAGAACGGGGTACAAATATTCACGGCATCATAGAATCGTTTATGGAAGGCGTTTATCTTCCACAAGTACCGATGTATTGTTTTGAAGTAGAAAAAGCCTTACAAGACCATTTTAATGCTTGCGCCTGGCTTCCAGAGCATAGTTTTGGCAACGATAAGTTTGGCGGCAAAGTTGATCTACATTCCAAACCATATGTAGGCTTTAATGGTGCAGTCTGTGATGTAAAAACAACTGAAAAAGACCTAGATAAGGTTGATGTGATGTTTGAACACCAGATGCAACTGGCGGCCTATAGACAAGGGTTAAAAATGCCCAATGCCGATTGCGCCATTCTTTATGTAAATGCTAGGCAAAATAAGGTTAAACTTATTCCTATAACCCCATCCGATTTAGATTTGGGATGGGAATGTTTTGTCCGATTACTTGAGTTTTATCGTATTCGCAACAAACTAATCTAATCACGGTGGGGCTGGCTGGATTCCCCCGATCCTTCACGGGCTAGTCCCACCACCTTTTACGGGCGTTAAGCCGCCAATGTAGGATGCAGTAATTGGGTAATTTTGCGGCTTTCTGACCCATTGTTAGCAACTGCCAAATACAGCCCTTTTAATACTTAAAGGTATATGTTTTGTATATATATTAGTACCTTTGGGTATCAATTATTGTTTTTGCTACAGTTAAATAATTTTTTATACCCCATTGACCAATAGCAAAATTTATACAAATAAGAATGATTCTACAATTACTTTTTGTATACCCTTTTTTTGGGTCAATTCTATCTATTGAAGGCCCATATGGATTAAAGTGATTTTTACCATTTGGCATTAAATCAAAAGGTATTCCTGATAATTCACAAGTTCCAATTTTTAATTTTTCTATAATCCAATCTCTGTCTAAATCAAATTGCAAATTGTATTTATTGCTTCTTTCTTTGGCGTGTCTTAACAAAATAGATGATTTACCTATTGGGTTTGACCTATTTTTGATTCCAGCAAGACGATTGTATTCTTTGATATCCATTTATTCATTATACAATATGTATAAAAAATGTATAAACATTGCTATCTATATGTATAAATTTATTAAAAATTCATGCACTTTGACTTATTAAAGAATCTTTAAATAGGCTAAAGCCTTATTAATGAATCTTTTAATAAATTCCCGATCGGTAAATTTTGTGTAATTTGTTACACATTTTTCAACATTTAATCCCGATCGGTAAATTTATGTTGAAATTTTTACTTTTATTAGGGTTTGTCCTAGTATTATGGTATCTTGTAATACATTAATCTGTGACTGTCTTTTAACAAAAGGGGAATCAAATGAAGAAAAAACTTATTGACTGGATTGGGGTAATTCTTTTGGGCATTATTCTTGGTTTAATGTTTGGTTGGGGGTTTTAATGAGAAAAGGTGCTCAAAGCCTTTTTGATGAGAAATGCCCTTGTGATGATTGCCGATTTAAAGAAGATTGCAAGCAAAATGATTGGGCTTGCACCCATTTTCTTCGGTATATTGTTAGCGGGTCATGTTACTTAGATGTGGGTCGCAATCCTACTCGTTCTTTGTTTGAAAAGATATTTAGGGATGAAGATTTAGACCTTCGTAAAATCGTTAGCGGACAGGAAGAACTACTATGAGTTGGAGTTTAAGGGTTGTGAAAACCAGCACCAAAGATGAAGATTATTACGAGATTCGAGAAGTTTATTTTGATTCAATGGGGGTTTTGTTAGGCCATACACAAGCTACAGTTGGCGGGGAATCCATTGAAGAATTGCGGGAATACCTAACCTGGATGCTGGAATCATTAAGCAAAAAAGTCATTAAATCAGAAGAATTTAAAGAAGAATGGGCGAGAAAATGAATAATAAATGGACTAAAGAAAATTTTGAAATTTATGATGCAGAACACCCTGATATTTGGGAGATGTTTAAAAAGTTCTCATTGCAAGTTGCCGCTAAACGCAAACACTTTTCAGCTAAATGCGTATTCCATCGTGTACGCTGGGAAACGGCCATAGGCAATTCTGGTGATTTTAAAATTGATGATGGTTGGATTAGCCATTACGCTAGAAAGTTTGCATTGGAATACCCGCAATATGAAGATTTATTTGAGTTTAGAACCCGTAAAAATACTTATCACGAAAAATTAAACATTCCAGCCCAGAGGTGGTTTTAATGACTACATTTACTACTGAGGATCGTCAGGAAGCTGAAAAAGACGAATTAATACGCCAGTTGCGGGAAAAGATTGAGTTTTTGCAATCTAAAAATAAATGGCTTATGCAACAAGTTGAGCAACTCGAAATTCAAATATGGGGATCAAGATGAACAATGAACCAGTAGCGTGGATGAACGCACACACAGGACATTTATGTACTGGCGGATTTTTAATGACAAAAATGCAAGATTACATTCCACTCTACACTTATCCAGCAAAGACACTAACAGATGAGGAAAAAGGGAAAATTGCTGATGAAGTGTTTGGTGAATTTAATTGGAGCAAACGAGTATTGACTTTTGCTGATGCAATATTAAGAAAGGCACAAGAATGAAAGCAAATGAACTAGCTGATTATGTTGATAAATGCAACGCACATGATGATGAAAAACTTTACCAAGCGGCAGATATGCTACGCCAGCAACAAGCTGAAATAGCGGCGTTGAAAGCAAAGACCCTAACAGATGAGGAAATCATTGCGATAGCAGATGACCCTTATTTATGCAACAAAGATGGTTCATTAAGAAGTTGCATTGAGTTTGCTAGAGCAATACTAAGAAAGGCACAAGAGAAATGAACAATATTGAACTTTTAGAAAATGCTTATGAGATTGCTGGTAGTCTTAAGGCTACCAATGACAAGCATTATGGTGATGGGCAAATTGATAAAGTATGCAAAATTGTTGAATTGCAATTAGACAAAATAATCATGCAAGAAAAGATTATTGATGCCATGACTGAAGAAGAATATAGAACAGTATTGGAGCGGTTATACACTCCATTCTACATAAAGTCACAAAATATGACACTTTCCGATGATGAAATAATGGAAATTGCAAAAAAGTCAGGTCAAGGAAATCCGTTTCATATACCGCCTGAATTTATTAAACAATTTGCTAGAGCAATACTAAGAAAGGCACAAGAGAAATGAAAGCAAATGAATTAGCTGAACTAATCGAACACCTTGAAAATGCAAAGTATGTTGGTGCAAGTAAAGCCGCCACTATGCTACGCCAGCAACAAGCTGAAATAGAGGCGTTGAAATCTGATGTAGAAGGGTATCAAAAATCTACCAAAATTTACAAGGACTTATCTAATAATCAATTTATTGAGATTGAGGTTTTGAAAACAAAGACACTAACAGATGAGGAAATCATTGAGTTATTTGAACATCCTGATGACTTTAACTGCATTGATTTTGCTAGAGCAATACTAAGAAAGGCACAAGAGAAATGAACGCAAATGAACTAGCTGATAGATTAATTGATTACCACGATTCTTTTCTTGCTAAAGACTGTGCCACCATGCTACGCCAGCAACAAGAAAAGCTGACCAAGTATGAACTGCGCCATGCCGAGCAAAGAAAGCGTATTGAAGAATTGGAAGCAAAGACACTAACAGATGAGGAAATATTAGATATTTGGTACGCAATGAAAGATGACAGCAATAACTGGACTAGGTATGTAGATTTTGCTAGAGCAATACTAAGAAAGGCACAAGAAGAATGAACTACGCAGACTTTACGACTAGATATGTACGCTATACAAATACAGCTAAAACCGCATCAGAAGCGTTTAAAGATGCCGAGTATGCTACCGCTATAACTAGACCAAGAGAAGCCAATTATGGCGGTTTTGGGGCTTTTGTATTTGCTTTAGCTATAGTGGCTATATTTGGCTATGGATTTTGGCTAACCATTAATCATTGATAAGGCTTCGGCTTTTTCGTTTGTTACACGATGAAGCCAGCCATCAATAAATTGGGGCTTATTTAAGCTGATGTAGTAATCGCCCCGTTGTTTTGAGTATTTTTCGATAAGTTCATTAATGTTTGAATTGGTAATTTGAGCAATAGTTCGAACGCCAATGATTCCATCTGGGATGCAACCAATGGATTGCTGGAGTAGCTTAACTGCTCTGCCTGGGCCAGCATTAACTCCCATTGAGAAACAGAGAAAATCCAATCCTTTGGGAAGTTGGTTAGCATAGGTGGACATCCAGTATTTAGCTTTATACATTGGCGCAACATCTTCTGGGGTTAAATCCTTCATGGTTTTGACTTCATGGCCAACCCATTCTTCCCATACCCGTTTTGTTACACCTAAATTAGTTTCCCCGCCTGGATCGCCAATCTTGTTACCATCTACCCAACCACCTTCGGATTTAAGAACTAGGCGCAGACACTCATCAAAGTTATTTTCCATTAACTATGCCTACTTGAGTTGAGAGCCATTCTTGTAAGCTACTTAATTGGGCTGTCGTTTCAGAACAGGATTCAGCAAGCCGATAGTAGGCGGGGCTTTCATCAGTTCCGCTGGCGGGATTGGAAAGGGTGGGCAATTTACCGCTACTGGAGTTGTGCAACCCGCCATAATAACTACGGATAGCAGATAGCTTAGTTTCGTACTCATTTGTAATGCTCCTATTGGCTATTTCTTGTTGTTTCTTGATTGATTCGTTTTCTGCTTGTTGCTTTTCGGAAACAATTTTAATCTCGTCTTTGAAGTTAGCAAAGCGTAAATGCTCCACATAAAAGCCAGCCCCAAAGCCCCCAAATAAAAGAGCAATATATATGTAAGTTTGGACACTTGAGCCGCCTATTAGATTTAGCCCATAGCTAAGTA